CTCCTTGATCAGGTTGGGGGCGTAGTTGAACACCGGCTTGATTGGGATATCGTGCAGGCCCAGATGTTTTGCAATGGCCCCACCAGCGATACCGGTTGAGGCAATCAAGGCCCAATACCGTTCTGCGTTGCGAATCGCCGCCCCCTGCTCGACGCGCAGTTGAATCTCTGCCAGCTTGGCTTGCACCATGGGCAGTTGCCCTACAAGGGCTTGAGAGAACGGCTCGATGGCGTGGCCGTAGTTATCCATAAGCCTGCCGAAATGCTGCCGTGCCCATGTCGCGTCGTCATGGGGGTCGGGCCGGATGTTGATTTCCAGAATCCGCTTGAGTTCGCCGTCCGGGAATCCCTTGATAGAGAGCAGCGCGTCGGTGACGTACCGGTTGGATGATGTGATCATGCCGGTCTGAAACTTGGTGTGGTTCAGACGCTCAGCGTTGTCGTGCTGTTTCATCCGGTTCTTGCCCCGGCCAGAAGTCACGTCGTATACCTGCTGCGACAGTTGGTCGGGCGGCATGTTGGTGATTTCGTCCATGGTCACCGCAAGGTTCTGCATAACACCCATGCGGTTCATGCGGCTGTTGTATGTATCCTTTGGTGCCAGCAGGAGTTCCTTGGGTCGCCCGTAGATGCTGTTGATGGCTTGCAAGATTGTGGTCTTGCCTGACCCTGACTCCCTGCTAACAAGGTTCAACAAGAAACCATCGAGGACTGTGAATTTCATCAGCATCGTGCCAAAGCCCATGAAGAAGGCAAACGCTCGGTACTCCATGCCCTCCCGCCCGTAGGCGTTAATCGTGTCTTTCCACACATGGAAGTCACCCTTGCACTGGAAAAACGGCACGTTGGGCAGGGTCGTTGAGTTGGGTGGGCTGTATGCGATCTCAGTTGCCCTGATCTCCCGGTCGCCAACGATGATGGCCGAGTTGTCCTCCAGCCAACCGAACTGCTTGTGTGATTTCTCGGCCTTGCCTGTCAATTGCAACTCCTCAACCCATTTGGCTACATACTGCATAAGGATGTCCTGTTTTTTCCCAAGCACCGTCACGCCGTGCTGGGCAACCAAACCAATAAACTTCTCTTTGGACAACGCTGAGGACAACGGCATGAGGAAGTCCCGCACGCCATCTTTGGGCAGGTGCAAACGCAACAGAAGCGTTTCGCCCAAGTCGGGGTCTTGCATGCGTTTGACCACATAGAAGTCATACGGATATACCACCTCGTCGATGTCCTCGCCGTCTTTGTTCTTGGTGTGCACAAATATGCCACCCGCCTTGCCACGGAAAAAGGGGAAAGGGAACTTGGGGATGACGTATGTCTTGGATTCTTTGGTCTCAGGCTCAATGTCCGTGATCACGTGGTCTTCTTCAGTAGCCTCAACAATTTCACGGCCTAACTGAATTGGGGATGTAAACTTGTGGGGGCAACCCTCGCACCCAGATGGGTTCAACTTCTTAAACGTCTCGCAGGTGTATGGTCCTTTTGTCTCTGCCGCCTTGCGTTCAGTTGTTTGTGGGTTGTACTCGGGATGCTTGCTGGATATAGCGTGTATTGCTTTGTCACGGTCTGAACACTGCTGGGCAATCGACAAACCCGCACGCCACAGGGGTTCTTCTACAGTGGCTTGATTATCAAAAATGTTAGCGATCTGCGCACAACCTACACCCTGCACTGACTTAATCAGAATAGTTTTAAACTTAGATTCGCTGGCTCCCATCAGCGCCAGTGTCATAGGGTCTAGTTGACGCTTGAACTCAGACTTGTCCAACATAGACAAAATGTCTTGTGTTGGTTCTAAAATTTCTTTGATCTTTGCGTTGGGCACAAGTGGTGCAAGGTGCAACACCTCAACCGGGATCGGGTTTGTTGGGTCTTTCAGGTGCTTTGTTTCTAGAACTCGCATCACCCTAGCGGCGTCCGCCGGTACTGCGTAATCAATATCAAACTTGTTTGTAGCGCATAGGTCTTTTAAGCGTTCAGCATGTGGCTTCCACTCGTCTTTAGGCATTACATCTTCTAGCACCCAATACACATGCGCCCCACGACCAGAGCGCAAGATGGTTGGACGTGGTAGGTTAGTAGCCTTACAAAAATCTTTGAGTGCAACTAGACCATCTTCAAGCGTAGGGTAGGGTTTACCGCTACCGCAATCTAGGTCTATGAAAAATGATTTGAGCGCAAGTGAGTTTGTTGCAAACCTACCGTTGTCTTTAGGGCCAAACTTAGCCACTGCGTAGAAGGCGTTATATCCGTCTTCTTGTAGAGCGTCTGCTTGTTGGCTTAACTCGTCAACCGACGTAGCAAACCGCTGACGTACCTTGTCTTCTCCGTTTACTTTTTTATTTCCCCAACTGCAATAGTGCTCCCCTGTTTGGAGGGGAGGTAGAACCATTGAGAGGAACTCTTTCCTCGTGATCATTAGCCGTCCTTTGGTTAGCCGTCAAAAGGGATTGGGACAGGGTAGTGACGGCACCCACCTCTTCGGGAGCTACCCTAGTCCCCCCAAACCGTTACGCCAGTTTAACCAGCAGTTTCTGCATCTTGTCTGCGTGTTTGCCTGATACAACCGCTTTGCCACGGAACCATGCGTACACGGTAACACGGCTGACACCGAAGAACTCAGCGACATCAGAGACAGGAATGTTTCGGTCAATACAGATTTTGGCCAACTTCACACCAAGCAGTGTTGGGTTGGCCTCCTGCACCTCCCGAATAGTAAGGGCAGAATAACCTTTAGACATTAGTCGTCCCACTCAGCCAAAATCTTGGACAAGTCCTTGGCGGGAGCGGCTTCCTCCGTCTTGGCGGCACGCTTCACAGGCTCTTCTACAACCTCGGCCTTGACCTTTTCAGGCTTGGCTTCAGGCTCACCCTTCATGTCGGCCAAAGGGTCGACAGGCGCAGACAACTTTGCAGGTGCCTTTGCTCCATCAACTTCAGCGACAGTCATAGTAATAGCCTTCAAAGCGGCATCAGTCTTGCCTTGCTCAATAGCGGCAAGTGCTTCAGCCTTCTCCAAAACCTTGACTGGCTTGAAGGTCAGTTTGGGCGTGGCGCTATCAGTGTCAAAGCGCATTTCAGTCACGACCGTGGAGATAGGTATGCCTTTACTACCAATCATCTTGGCATAAGTTTGCAGAGGCCATTTTCCGGGGGCTCCCTCACCAAAGATTGAAGCCGCAGGAAGTGTTAGTTGGAACACATCGCCTTTGATATCGTTAGACAATACTACGGCCAGACGTTGGCTATAACGGCAAGCACGGCTATCACCTTGACCAGACCCTCTCTCGTTTTGCTTGCAATCTACACAGCGCTTAGATTGTGGGTTCTGCGCTTTTGCATCGGGCACTTCACCATCAGCAGACCAGCAATCAGGTGCAGTGATATCACCGCCTTCAGAATACTGTTTCATGTAGAAGGAACGAGACACCTTGGGTGCGGCGTTGACGATAACTACGTTCATTGAACGCTCTTCGTTTTTGGCAATCTCTTTACCATTGACCATCATGCGCCACACACCTCCTTTAATGGAGATACGTTTAACACCGCCACCACTACCGCCCATGAGCGATTTAGTAACGTCATCAAGTTCTATTTCTTTTAGGTAAGAGGGAAGGCTAGTGTCTAGCATTGAAAGTTCGTTGCTCATAATTACTCCTTAGCGTTTTGTGATAACAACAGTTTGGGTGATATCCGCATTGAGCCCCGGCGGAAATACATCGGGGTTTTCGTCAAGAAACTGTGACATGTTGTCGCTATTGATGCGTCTATACATCAACGAAAAAGCGTCATGCTCCTTGATGAATTTGAAGAACGAGTCCCAGTCGCTCGTCCAGTAGTTTTTGTTGGTGCGGCGTGAGATCGTGCCGTATGCAGTACGAATGGTCTGCGCACCTTGTGCCTTGCAAATCTCAAGCAGTTCGAGACCAATGGTGTTCTCTTGCTCTTTGAGTTCTGCGGCTTGCTTTTCAAGTTCACGACGCTTGTCACGAATCTTGACGTAGACCTTTGCGAGTTGGTCTGCTGATGGGTCTGCCGATGTTTCGGTCATTGCACTCTCCTTTTGTCGGATGGTTTTAATATAAGGTCTCTACTTTACAATGTCAAGTGGTCTCAACAATATTTTTGTAGAGGTCGATGAGCCTCGTATGGATGTCCACTTTGTCGGACAGCATGTCATAGATTCTTTTCTCTACGGGACTGCCTTGAATGTGAACAACCGTACAAGGATTGCGTTGCCCCGCACGATGCACACGTGCGTTGGCTTGTAGGTACGTCTCAGTGGACGTGATTGGCCCCCACCACACAACCACGTTAGCGGCATGTAGCGTGACTCCATGAGCGGCCGCTTGCGGTTGAATAATCAACACGTACGGGTCTTTCTCAGTTTGAAACTTGGCAAATATTTCTGTGCGTTTGTTGACTGTTACACCGCCGTGGATAACGTCGCAAGTAACGCCGTTCTTTTTAAGTTCTTCAGCAATGATTTCAATCGCGTGTCTAAAAGGCGCAAACACAATTACTTTATGGCTAGCCTCTTCAATAACTTCTAGCAAAGCAGTCATGCGAGTTTTAGCATGGAACGATATGACTTCACCAGTGTCAGAGTACACAGCCCCAGCGGACAGTTGCAGTAACTTGTTTAAATTAGCGGCCGCATTAACTGTTGTAATCTCTTCGCCAGCGGCGATAGCGATCATGTGTTTCTTGAGCGTATCGTAAAACTTCTGTTGCTGTGGAGTCAGAGGAACTTCCCGGGTGGTGTACGTCATGTCGGGTAGGTCAAGGCACTCTTCTTTTGTGAACCGAATGGCGGGTTGCAACGCCTCATGCACAGTCTTCTCGGATGACTTTTTTGGCACCCACTTGAACTGCGTAATCTTGTGCATCACTTGGTCACGGAACGCACCAAAGAACCGTGGTATGCCGTTGGGGTTAATAATTTTGGCAAGGCCGTATGCATCAGTGGGTGACTGCGATGCAGGGGTGCCAGTAAGCATCCATACCCACATCTCAGGGCCGATTACAGAGTTGAGTGTTTTCCAACGCTTGGTTGTCACAGTCTTATATGCGTTGGCTTCGTCAACCACAATCAGGTCAAACCCGCCGTTCTTAATCTCGTCTTTGATAATCTCAAGTCCGTCAAAGTTACATATAACAAAATCAGCACCCGAACGGACTGCGGCGATGCGTTTATCTTTTGAGTAACTGTGTGCGATAGCCACTGTACGGTGCATGGCGAACTTGAACAAGTCCGATTCCCATGCGGAAGACATGATGGAGAGAGGGCACAACACAAGCACACGACGAATCTTGCCTATGTTCATCAAGTAATCAGACGCCCAAATAACGCTTGACGTTTTACCAGTACCCTGCTCATTGAAGCAGAAGGCCCTGCGATGCATCGTTAAGAACGAAGAAGTTACACGTTGATGCGCAAACGGTCTATAGAGTCCGGGCCAGTCGTACTGAGCATCTATGGGAGATGGTACGTTTTTTAGTTTGAGGTTCTTGAGAACTTGCGCCTCTTCCAACCCCCAACTGACAAGCACTTCGTTTTCGCCAACTTGTTTGGCTTTTGGTATGACTGTTGTGATGCGTTCGGGCTCTCTGACTTTCAAGAGCAACGCCTTGTTTTCTATGATTTGCACTCTCACTCCAATGACTTATGCCCCGAGGGTGAAGTTTTCACACTCAGGTTGTTAGCTACTTACGGTAGCCACTCGGTCAACTCGCATGCAAGGAAGACACTTGTTGACTGATGCGGTTATATGAGGAAACCAGAAATCCCTATCTGTGACACTCGCACCTTACTCACAGACAAAATCGCAACTGACGATTCATTCTACGACTGCTTGACTGCTTGTCAACCCCGTCTACGTTCTTTTTTACTGGTTTCGGATACGAGGTTTCCCTTACTATCGCG